CGTAATCAATGGATTTGAATACTCACGAGAAGAATTTGATTCCCTTGTGGATATGTGTGGAGATTGCAATATGTAATAAAAAGAACCAGTAATATTAGGTTATGGCAAATCAAATAACTGGACGGATAACCGAAATCGGACAAACTGTTCAAATACCATCCAAAAACGGTGGTTCCTCGTTTACAAAACGGGAGTTCATTTTAGATGCTACCACTTACGACCCTTATACGGGAGAGCGTAGCGAGTATGAGAATGTTATTCCCTTAGAGTTTTCAGGCGATAAGTGTGCAGAACTTGACCGCTTTAATCAGGGTGATGTTGTTACTGTATCATTTGTCTTACAAGGACGTTCTTGGACGAATCAAGACGGAGAACTCAAACGTATGGCATCTATTCGGTGCTACAAAATAGATGCGCGTGGTGGTGTATCGCAATCCCAACAAACAACATCGGTACAACAGCCAGCGCCACAGTCGACCTATCAGCAACAGCCGCAGAACTTTCCGCCTCCGGTTGATGCTAATGGCAATGTAAAGGACGATTTACCTTTTTAGCGTATGCTGTTCGACTTGAAGAATGAATATCAAATACCCAAGTTCAAGGAGTATGTAAACAAGCTGTTTAGTGAACGTGCGGTGGTGGAAGTGAAAAAGAAACTACCTAACCGCACGCTTGCCCAAAACAGCTACTTGCATCTTCTTTTAGGGTATTTCGGTAGTGAGTACGGTTGCAGTCTCGACGAAGCAAAAATTGATTTTTATAAGAGGACTTGCAACCGTGATTTGTTTGAGAGAAAGACGGTCAACAAGAAAGGCAATGAAGTAACCTATTTGCGCAGTTCTGCCGAGCTGACAACAGGTGAAATGACTTTGAGTATTGACCGTTTTCGTAACTGGAGTGCATCAGTAGCAGGTATCTATCTGCCGGCTGCAAATGAACATCAAATGCTGATATACGCCCAGCAGGAAATACAAAGAAATCAAGAATTTATTTAGTTATGATAGAAACAAGAAAAACAGAAATCAGGTATGTGACATCTGACCCGAAAAAGATGCTCAACATGTACCTTGCAAAACGTGTCCTCAAAACATGGGAGGAGTCTTTCATTGATGAAGATACAGGTGAAACAGTAACCATCGAACGGAATGAAATTCTTTTTGACCGTGGCACGCTGATAGACCAAGACACTTTGGCGAAAATTCGTTTCAGTATGGAAGCTGACGGCATTAAGGAAGTGGAAGTCAGCAACCAGAACCGCTTGGCATTCGAGAACGAGAACAAATTCTTATATCCCTATCTTGCACAGGCACAAATAGGGGACAAGAAACATAAGTTCCTGCTGTATGCCACCGGATTGGAAAATTCTTGTAGTATCTTGAAAGATTACATCGAACTAAACTATATGTTCGGATTCACCTTGACAATGGTCAAGGAGTTCGATTCTTGCGTGATTCTTACTGACAATTTGAAAGAACGCAAGGTAGATGATGTCACCCTCGAAGAATTAAAAGATACATTCCTTTTAAACGATTCTGTAACGGAAGAAGATGAAGAAGAGGGAGATTCCAAGCCCAATGAAAAGAAATTCTATCAGATTGAGACGAAAATCACATTCACGGATGGGGAGAATGAAGACGAGAGAGTTCAGACTTTTGTCGTGAACACCTTCAACGTTGACAGAGCAATGATGCTTATTACCCACTATCTCAAAAACAAAGAGGAAGAATGTGAGATACAAGCCAAAGAAAAGGGACATGAGTTCAGAAAGAGGGAAATACATACAGCCATTGAATCAGCCAAACCTATCCCGGTCGGGCGGTTTATTCCGAAAGAGTTTTCAATGGCTTATATGGAATAACTTTGTTAACCTGCCTGTCCGGTCTGTGAAGATGGGGCGGGCGAAAATGGGGGTGCGCAGTGGAGTGCTTTTGACTTTCGAGAGGTGCACATGGTAGAAAGTACGGTACGTGAGATATAAGGAGTAATTAACCTTAGAAGTAGCGCAAAAGGATAAGTCCTTAATTGGGTGTTCGAATCGCCCCATCTCCACATAAATGTGAGCCACACATAAATGGCAAGGGTTAGTAAATAATGGTTGTGCCCCGGAGAATACGCTTCGGGGCTTTTAATTGGCGAAAATTATGAGAATAGACAAAATTAAGACAGTAGGTCAGCTTAGAAAGGTCATTGAAAATCTTTCTGATGATTACGAGATAGAAATGCGTATTAGACGTAAATTGACGGATGAAGACATAATCGAGTTGCATAAAAAGTACGGTAAGATATATCCTTATCCATACGAAACAAGTTATTCAGAGCTTGAATTTGATGATGTAGGTGTGTCTGACAAAGTATTATGCTTGGGAGTTGAACTAAAAGACGAATGATATGCCATACTACATAAAACGAACAAAGGCTAAGAAGAAAGACAAGCCTTTACCTCTGTTTGATAAAGCAGGGATAGCAGTAAAGAAGAAGCCGGATTTGAAAGCTAAGCTCGACAAGGAGTTTTCCCTTTTTATCCGGCTTCGTGATGCAATGCCAAACGGGTATTTTAGATGTATCTCGTGCGGACAGATAAAACCATTCGGACAAGCTGACTGCGGACACTATTTCAGCCGCACACATCTGGCGACCCGTTTTGATGAAAACAATTGTCATGCTGAATGCCGACACTGTTTAACACCGGATTCTCTCGTCTTAATGAAAGATTTTATATGGAAACAGCTTGGTGAAATTAGTGTTGGTGAAGAAATATTTGCTTTTGACGAAGAAGTAATTTATAAAACTTCACGAAGATATAGGGTTGGAAGGGTTACACACATAGAACGTGATATTCAAGATGTGTATGAGGTAGAGTTAGAGAATGGAGATAAAATGAAGACAACTGCTAACCATAAATGGCTCGCAAGGGCAAGACAAGGAACTTCATACACATGGATTGAAACACAAGAAATGTGGGTTAATGGCGTAAATCTTCATGGGAAGCACAAGACCGGACCTCATACAGATAGGACTACGACCATTGTCTGTAAACCATTTCAAGTAATACAACAAGAAAAATCCTATGAAAGCGGATGGATTGCGGGAATGATTGATGCTGACGGACATATTTGTCAACAGAATATTTCTAATCCAGATGGGACGAAACGCTATGGTTTTCGTGTCGGTATAGCCCAATGTGAGAAGTACATGGATATTTGCTCTGAAATAAAACGCTTACTTGAAAAGTTCACAGGAAATAATAAAACTTGTCGGCAGATGATGGAAGATTCAAATAGGCGTGGCACGTTTAAAAAAACGTATCAATCTTGGCAATTTCTTATAACAGGTACAAACATAGAGAAGCTCCAATTTTTAATGCGTGTTCGTCCGCATAAAATTGAAAAGGTGGATATTGAAAAACTTGGCAAACTAAAATCTCAATATGATACCAAAGTGAAAAGTATCAAATATATAGGTAAAGAGGAGATTGTCGTGATGGAAACGGATACGCGTACTTTCATTGCTAACGGCTATGCCATGCACAACTGCAACAGGTTCAAAGCCGACCATTTGGAAGGGTATCGGGTGAATCTAATTGCTAAAATCGGACAACAGAAGTTTGATTTATTAAAATGGAAAATAAAAGATTCGAAGGATAATCCTCAAAATTATAAGAAATCAGATTTTGATTATGAACAGCTAATCAAGTATTACAAGGCCCTTAATAAGAAATTACGAAAGGAGAAAGGTTTATGAGTTATGTATTACGAGATTATCAACAGAAAGCCTCTGATGCTGCCGTTTCTTTCTTCAATAACAAGGCGAAGAAAACAAATGCTATTATGGTGTTACCTACGGGCAGCGGAAAGTCGCTTATCATAGCGGATATAGCTGCAAGGCTTGACGGTCATACCTTGGTGTTCCAGCCCTCGAAGGAAATACTCGAACAGAATTTCAAGAAACTCTGTTCATACGGTATTCTTGATTGCAGTATCTATTCAGCTTCTTTCAACTCAAAGGAGATAAGCCGGATAACATTTGCCACCATCGGCAGTGTGAAGAATCATCCCGAACTGTTTACCCACTTCAAGAACATCATTGTGGATGAATGTCATCTTGTAAACCCCAAAGAGGGAATGTACAAGGATTTTTTTGATGCAGTGAAGTGTAAGGTTCTTGGGCTGACAGCAACGCCATACCGTCTAAGCTCCAGTCGTGATTTCGGCTCCATGCTGAAATTTATCACTCGGACAAAACCTCATGTCTTTTCAGAGGTCATTTATCATGTACAGGTATCAACCCTATTAGATATGGGCTACTTGGCGAAGTTGGATTACTATTCAATGAATCCTTCAGGGTGGAATGAACTTAACTTGAAAGTAAATACTACTGGTGCCGACTATACGGATAGGTCAGTTCAAAAAGAATATGAACGGATAGACTTCTACGGTTATCTCGTTCATATCGTCCAAAGGCTGATGAATCCCAAAGCCGGAGGAAAACGGAAGGGTATTTTGGTCTTTACCCGTTTTTTGAAAGAAGCGGAACGGTTAACGATGTCAATACCCGGTTGCGCTATCGTTTCAGGTGATACTCCTAAGAAAGAACGTGAACATATTCTTGAGGCGTTCAAAGCTGGTGAAATTCCAGTAGTAGCTAATGTGGGTGTACTTACGACTGGCTTTGACTATCCGGAACTTGATACGGTCGTTATGGCACGTCCTACAATGTCACTTGCCATGTGGTATCAGATAGTCGGTCGTGCCATCCGCCCGCATCCTTCTAAAGAATGTGGATGGATTGTGGATTTATGCGGTAACATCAAACGTTTCGGAGAGGTGTCGGATTTACGATTGTTTGATAGCGGTAATGGTAAGTGGGCTGTATTTTCTAACGGAAGGCAATTAACTAACGTGAGATTCTAAGACTATGGACGAAGGATTTTTGAGGCTAAGCCGCAGGTTTTTCTCGAATGAAATGTGGAATGAAGCCCGTACTTTTAGCAGTTGCGAAGCGTGGTTAGACTTAATTCAGTCTGCACGATTTGAGGCAACGCCCCGAAAGGAGAGTATCGGAGGTCGAGAAATCTCTTATTCAAGAGGTCAATATCCTGCATCCATAAGATTTCTGTCACAGCGTTGGAAATGGTCTGAAAAGAAGGTGCGTTCCTTTCTTGTGCATCTTAGAAAGAAAGGTATGATAACTGTTGAGTGCAATCAAGGAATGAACCTTATAACCTTATGTAAATATGAAGAATATAATCCAATGGGCACAACCAAGGGCACAAGTAAGGACACAGGTATTGAAAAGGAAATCAATGAATTAAGACACGAATGGGCACAACTAAGGGCACAACTTGGGGCACAGCCCATGAACAACAATCTACCGCAATCCGAACTTTTACAAAAATCAGGGCACACAGAGGGCACAAATACAAAGAAAGAAGAAAGAGAGTATATAGATATATCTCTACATCAAAAGAAAGAAAATACTCCTGACGGAGTATCAAAGAAAGCCAAGCTTTCTTCGCCCTCCCCCTCTGAAAAGATTGATTACAGCGGATTGATGGAATACTATAATACCACATTCAAAGACAGACTCCAGCAGATAAGATCAATGACTGATGTGAGAAAAAAGGCTGTAAAAGCCCGGATAGCCCAATATGGGAAAGAGTCAGTGAGGAGTGTTTTCAATCTCATTCTTCAATCCCCGTTCTTACTTGGAGCTAATGACCGCAATTGGAAATGTGACTTTGATTGGATTTTCAAACAAGCAAACTTTACTAAAATATTGGAAGGAAACTATAATGGGACAAGACTTAGTAAAAATCAACAGGATAGCGAGCAGCGAAAACGTGATTCAGTTCTTGCAGTCGCTACAACCGTTAGAGAAGCTGCCGCAAAAAAGAGAAAGGAACTTGAAGCAGAGGGCGTTATTGAATAAATATCCCGATCCTGCACAATTCATTCTTGATTACAACCCTGATTTGCAGTTCAAACTTGTCAGATGTAATGCAACCCATTCAGAACTGGCGTTGAATGACAGCATTCCGAGTTTAGGGCTATTGTCTTCTACTTATGGGGATGAAACACCGATAGAATGGCTAAAGATACAATTTGGCTCATTGAATGACTTTGCAGAAGTTTCAACCAAGATAGCGAAAGAGCAACTTTCTGAACTATCGGAGATATTCCTTTCGGAGTATTATTATATAAATGCCGCTGAAATCTGTTTTTTCATAGCACGGTTTAAGTCAGGGAAGTATGGGCGGTTCTACGGTTCAATAGATCCATTGAAAATAACAAGTGCGATGCTGGACTACGTTTCTGAACGTCGGAAAGATATTGAACGGAAAGAGCGTGAACGATACAGAAACCAACGTGAAGAAGAGATAGAGGAGCGTGGAGATAACAGAATCTCTTATGCTGAGTACATTGAAATCAAGCACCGTGCTGATGCAGGAGATGAGGAAGCTAGAAAAATGCTGATATCACCATGAGAATAACCGTTTACTGGGTAACAAGAAATCCGGATGTTATCGTAAGAATCCGGAAAAAGTTCAATATCCCAAGTTATACTTCCGTGAACTACGAAACAGAATGTGAAATCAAGAATGAAGACTTTCCACTGTTAGAAGAAACAGAACGAAGGGGATTCATTCGAATTAGAAATAAGAATACACGATCATGCAAGGAACAGACAAACTGAATACGATAACCAACATCGTATTTGTCCTCACGGACGTTTTAGAAACCAACCTCCTAGAAATGCAGCAGCAATACAAGAAAGAAGGCTTTGAATTGCGGCACGATTCAAAAAGAAACTTCAACACAGCCATAGCCGCGATAAAGAGATTGAAAAGTGATGTGAATCATTGCAGCGAATCCACTCAGGAAAACTTCGGCAATGATTCTGACATGGTGAACGCCATGTTGCTCACACTGATTGACAGATGCGGTGATGATGACAACCTCGCTTATAAGATGTACGAATACATTAAATCTTTCCCGTCCAAACTGAATCTAGACTTGGATTTGGATAATGTGTTCAGCCACCTGTTTAGAAAGGAGAAATCAACAAAAGAATAGCATAATGAAAGATTATATAGAATTTTTGAAAGACAAGATGGCAATCAGCCATCAGACTGGGTTTGAAGTCAGACCGGAAGAAATTTCCCCGTATTTATACCCTCATGTGAAAGATACAGTACGTTGGGCTATTTCCGGCGGTTGCAGGGCGATATTCTCCAGCTTCGGTATGCAGAAAACCGTAACCCAGTTGGAGATACTGCGGGTGATCCTGAACCGCACAGGAGGCAAAGGGTTGATAGTTTGCCCCAAGCGTGTAGTAGTGGAGTTCCTGACACAGGCCGAAAAGCATCTGGGTATGAAAGTGACCTATGTACGTACTATGCAGGAGGTGAAGCAATGTCCGACCAATATCATGGTGACAAACTATGAACGTGTCCGTGACGGCGAGGACGGAATAAGAATAGAACCTTCCTACTTTACCGTTACCTCATTGGATGAAGCGAGCGTGTTACGTGGATTCGGAACCAAAACCTATCAGGAG